TGGATGCGCAGGAACAGGTAAAACTTTTATTACTCTCTATAATGCACTTCAAGATGTCTTAGATGAAAGAAGTCCTTATGAAAAGATTTATATTGTAAGGTCTCTTGTTGCAACTCGTGAAATTGGTTTTCTTCCCGGAGACCATGAAGATAAATCCTCTCTGTATCAAATCCCATATAAGAACATGGTAAAATACATGTTCCAGATGCCTACAGATGCAGACTTTGAGATGCTCTATGGAAACCTCAAAACTCAAGGAACTATTAGTTTTTGGTCTACTTCTTTTATTCGCGGAACTACTTTGGATAATGCAATTATCATTGTAGACGAATTTCAAAACTTGAACTATCATGAACTTGATAGTATAATTACTCGTGTAGGTGAGAATAGCAAAATCATGTTCTGTGGCGATGCTACTCAAAGTGATCTTGTGAGAACGAATGAGAAAAATGGAATCATTGATTTCATGAAAGTTCTTCGTATTATGCCTTCAATTGATATTATTGAATTTGGAGTTGAAGATATTGTTCGCTCTGGATTAGTGAAAGAATATATCCTAGCGAAAATGGAAATTGGTGTATGAGTTTTATTCATTGTAATTTTTTAGGTGATCTTGAACTAGAAAAGAAAGAACAAAATGGCATCCGCTTGTATCATCTTCCTGATGGGCAGTGGGTGCCTTCAATCACTTCAGTCACTTCATTCTACAATCGTCAAATTTTTATTGATTGGAGAAAGCGTGTAGGACTTGAAGAAGCAAATCGAATTACTAAAAAGGCAACAGCAAGAGGAACTGACTTTCACCAAGTCTGTCAGGATTATCTTGAAAACAAATCACTTGTCTGGGACGATTATCAACTCCTGACAAAGCATATGTTTCATCATGCAAAACCTTATCTTGATAAGATAAATAATATTCATGCAATTGAAAGAACTCTCTATTCAGAATACCTTGGACTTGCAGGACGAGTTGATTGTATTGCTGAATATGAAGGAGAGTTGGCAGTTATTGACTTTAAAACGTCAGAAAAAATCAAACCAGAGCAGTGGATTGAAAATTACTTCGTTCAAGAAACATTTTATGCAGCTGCTTATTACGAACTCACAGGACAAGTCGTTAAAAAACTCATCACATTAATGGTAACTCCTGGTGGAGAAGTCAAGGTATTTGACAAAAGAAACAAAGGAGATTATATTAAACTATTAGTTCGTTATATTAAAGAATTTGTACATCACAATACTGGGTCAGATGGAGAATGAATTAGAAAAGGTACTAGAAAATAAGTTCTTCTGTCCATCACGTTTCGCGCAAGAGATTGAAAATCTTGTTCAGATTAATGTAGAGATGAATTATATTGATGCTGTAATTTATTTTTGCGAGCAGAACAATATTGATTTGGAATCAGTTCCTAAATTAATTTCAAAACCACTCAAAGAAAAAATTAAGTATGAAGCTATGGAACTTAATTTTCTAAAGAAGACTTCCAGAGCAAAATTGGTTTTTTAATTCATTTTTGAGCGGAAAAAATTCCGGCAAAAAAATCCTTATATTACTTTTTTTGAATGATGCCTTACGATGCCTACCGTGAATATCTTGCTCTGAAAAATCATTTTACGAAAGATAGTTATGACTATTTTAAGTATAATAAAAAAGTAAGAGCAACTGTTCAATCTTTCTATAAACGGAAAGATAGAATGTGGTTTGAAAAAATTTCTAGACAAAAATCAGACCAAGAAGTTGTTGATTTTTTTGTTTCTAATTTTGTATCATGTAATGATCCAGAGTCTCTTTGGATTGGTGAAATGATTAAAGAGGGTGAAAGTAGATATCAAAGTTGGCAAAAGAAAATTCAATCACTGTCTTATTTTTTTAAGGAAGAAAGTCAATCTTTATTTCAAGAAAATAAATTTGAAGATGTATTTAAATGCTCAAAAGGACATCCAATTCTTTTGAAAAAACATTTAAGTGGTCAACTATCATTAGAAACAATGGTTCTTCTTGATAAGATTTTTTCTTATTCAAAGAACTTCGATAAAAAACTTCAAGATCCAGTATGGGAAACCGTCAGTCGTAGAATTAAAAAATATAATCCTTTCCTAAATACTGACGTATTTCTTATTCGTAAAATTTTGAAAGAAATTATTCTGGAGGATCAATGAGTTTCTTTAGTTCCGAAGTTGTCCGTGCTGAGATGACTGAGATTGCAGAACTTCAAGAACAAATTTATGGAAACATTTTTAAGTTTCCTACAATGACTAAAAATGAAAAACTTGAGCATGTTGAAGTTCTTGAGACTCTTCTAGACAAACAAAAAGTTCTTTTCACAAGAATGAGTTTGTCTGATGATCCTGAAGCAAGAGAAATGAAAGAACGTATTATCAGTTCTGCAATTATGATGGGTATGCCTCCTGGCACTGATATGAATATCATCTTGAACAATATGTCCAAGATGCTTGAGGTGATGAAAGAACAGATTGACAAAACAGGGTCAGACCTGTAGAATAACAAAGTACACAAAGGCCAAATCCTACTAATACGAGGTAATCCGAATGTCTTTTGAAGCACTTAAAAAGCAATCCAAACTGGGTTCTCTGACTTCTAAACTGGTAAAAGAAGTTGAAAAAATGAGTACCGCAAGCACTGGAGAAGATGATCGTCTCTGGAAACCCGAGATGGACAAAACTGGAAACGGTTTTGCTGTTATCCGTTTCCTTCCTGCTCCTGAAGGTGAAGAACTTCCTTGGGCAAAAATGTATTCCCATGCCTTTCAAGGTCCTGGTGGTTGGTATATTGAAAACAGTCTGACTACAATTGGTCAGAAAGATCCTCTTGGAGAGCACAACCGCGAACTGTGGAATAGTGGAACTGAATCGAATAAAGAAATCGTTCGCAAACAAAAGCGTAAACTTTCTTATTACAGCAATATCTACGTTGTAAAAGATCCTGTAAATCCTCAAAACGAAGGTAAAGTTTTTCTTTACAAGTATGGTAAGAAAATCTTTGACAAGATTATGGAAGCAATGCAACCTGAGTTTGAGGATGAAACTCCTATCAATCCTTTTGACTTCTGGCAGGGTGCAAATTTCAAACTCAAGATCGTAAAGAAAGATGGGTATTGGAATTACGACAAGTCAGAATTTGGTTCTGTTGAACCACTACTGGATGATGATGATGCTCTTGAAACCATCTGGAAGAAAGAGTATTCTCTAACTGCAATCACTGCTCCAGACCAGTTCAAGTCCTATGAAGAACTTGAGCGTCGTATGAATATGGTTCTGGGTTTGAAGACTGCTTCTCCGACTCGCTCTCGCGCTGTTGTTGAACAAGAAGATGAACTTGAAGGGTATTCTTCTACTCCTTCTGCACAAGAACGTGTTGTGGAAGAACTGGAACAGTCCTATGCTCGTTCTAAGTCACCTTCACTTCCTAAGATTACTCAGGATGATGAAGATGAAGATGATGCACTCAGTTACTTCCAGAAACTTGCTGAGGATTGATTATTCGTAAAGTTTAATATTATCTCCTTTCTTGAGGGTTTCGGTCACGTATTGACTGGAACCCTCTTTATATTTCATAATGTTTTCAGTATCATTTAAAACAATACCAAGATAAACTGGTTTTAATACAAAGATATTTCTTTTATTGTTCTCAAGTTCTTCTTCATATTGATAATTTGTTATTTCTATTACTGGATTGATTGTAATTAAATTTCTTTGATTCAGATCATAATAGGTTACACTGTAATTTTTTTGTACTTGTAAACCAGCAGGAACCATTGTGATGAATACCACCGTATAAAGTATCATAATTTCCATACTTATTCAACAAATAATCATCAAATTGTTGTTGTGATAGAGGCCATTCTGTTTGAATATTGATAATATTATTTGATAAGAGAACTACCCAATCTAAAGTAGAATCATTATAAATTTTATAAGCAACATTATCCGGTCTTTCATCTCCTATAATTTTATACTTTTCAAAAAAAGTTAAATCTTGAAATATGTCTTCTCGTATTTTTACTTTTTTGAATAAATTCTTTACACGAGAATAATCTCCTATCTTAGCATCAGGTAATCTGCTGACATAATCAAAATCTGGAACTTGTCTG